CTTTGTTTCCAACACTTTTGCAGGGGCTTCAACGGATACTGGAGTTTCCAGTATTTTGTTTATATCCACATCTTCATCTAGGTTATATACAGACTCGCCATTGATAACTTCTTTTGCCTTGATTTTCTTGTCCAGAAGTTTCTGAACCTCATCGGGATTTTTTGTTTTGAAAATAATCATGTTTCCTCCTTCTTAAAATAAGAGTGGGAGAGGGGCAAGAAGTTGTATCTTCCTCCCCTGCTCCCACGTAATTCCTTGCTTATCTGACTGTTGCCAGGCCACCAACTGCAGTTGCTGCTGCTGCAACCATATTAGCAAAAGTAATTCCACGAGAGTTTGAATCCCAAGAAATCGCACTTGCGTTTCCAGATACCGCAACACAATTCATAAGAATTATCTTTCTTGTTGGAGAAGCAATCGCAGGAATTTGGAATACTTCCGTGCCATGATACACAGCATTCACAGAAGTGTAAACAAAAATGCTGTTTCTGAACAGTGTGAAAGAGCCTATTCCATAATTATCAGTAAGTTTCACAAGGGGATGATTCGTATTATGTTCAATCCTTCTCTGGAATACACAATCATCAAAAACATTTCTGGAACTCTCGGAATCGAATTCCAGTTCGGCATTGGCTGCTGAACCAGCATCTATCGTGTCCAAACCTATAACACAATTGACAAATCTGTTCTCATGTGCTGCATTAAGAAATAGAGAACGGGCATCTGCTACATCCATTGTGTCATTGCCTATTCCAGCAAAATGAATATTCTCAAAATAGTTTCTGTCTCCAGTCACCTGAACATTGATTTTAGAAGTAGCATCAGCAACTCCATGAAAAATGTACAGATTTTTGAAAGAACATCCATTCGCTGTAATATTTATCAAGGGAGATACCCCGGTCGCTGTTGAAAGTTGGAATATTCTGCATCTCTGCCCTATCATTGTCGGCGCACCTATTCCTATGAAATGAGTATAATCCTTATCCCATGTCAAGGTTGCGGAAAGCGTTGGGCCTGTGCTGGATGCGAAATAGTAGAGGACATCGTTCTGATTTGCTACAAGCAATTCCTCTCCAGCTGCTATTGTTGCTTTGGCCGTTTTCGCTGTCTTGCCGTCATTTGAATCGCTTCCATTCGTGGGGTCAACGAAATATGCTTTTCCATTCGTCATAATCCCCTGACCACCCAGAACGGGTACTCCCTGGCTGCTCAAACCATACGGAAACTTTGTTGGTGAACCCATAATCTTTCTCCTTTCTTAGGACGCTCTCCGAATTACACGGAGTGCGCAAGCTGGAATCGCACCGCTTCTTACCCAATATTTAACCGGGAGAATGGGAAGTTTTTTTCACAACTCCAAATCCCGATTATTTCCATTTATTCAAATACAACTTAAATACTACTTGAAATACAACTTTAAGATACTGTAAGGTTATACAGTTGTTGCAAAATGCGCATTCAGACCCTTGTTCTCGATTATCGCAAGACCATATTCAAAACGCACTTTCCACCTTAATCTATCATTCGTGAATACTTCGCCAAGTGCAGGCTGGTCCTGAATCACAAGAGTCGGTGTTTTCTGATTGTCTACATAACCGATTTCTATCATCTCAGTCTGACTTCTATCTGCAGCAAGGAACCAGTAATACTGATATGTTGACCCGGTGATGTAAGGGCAGAATATCGGGGTTAATGTCCCTTTATGGAGATTGTCTTCATGCTCTGCGCCATCATATCTCTTTTCGCTTTTCAGAAGGGCATTAACAACACCACGGAGTTCTTTTCCGAAGATTATATACTTCGCCTGGAGTCCGATTTCTTCATCATCGTTTGTCGCAGTTGAGATTTCAAATTTGCTGTCTGTAGAAGGAGTCGCAGTCCACGCTGGTGTAATGGTTAATGTCGTTGCATCGTTGCTGGATATCAGTCTGGTCTGACCTGCTCCGGTTCCGTATACTATTCTGACATAATAGTTCTGGTAAGCATTTGTTGTCCATGATGCTGTACTCAGAATAAGTGTCGTTGAAGCTGCGCTTGTTGCTGTACCTGAAACTATTGCCGAACCCCTTTCCCTCATGGAGGCCATAAGGTTTTCCGCATAGGTCAGGTTATCGTAGTTCAGAGCCCGCGTGGAATAGTTTCCAAAAGTTGTACTGAAAACCGTGCTATTGGTCGGTGTATAGGTTCCATTAGCCAGGAGAAGAGCTGAAACATCTCTGGCAAGAGTTCTTCTTGCAGATGTTCCAACCATTGCGGGTATCTGTCTAATTAAACCAAGGTCATCGTTCTTTATTGTTTTGCGGGATACTGAAACATATCCGCCCTTGGTTCCGGCAGTGAATGTAGCTTCTTCGTCTTTCGGTTCATATAGATCAGTATAGGCCGCATCTTCTGTGACTGAGGGAAGAGTAGAATATCCACCCCATTTCACTCTTTCTTGCTGTTTGAAGTTGTCAATGCCGGTTTCGGAACAGATAGGCGCAAAATCAAATGCTACTTTCTCAAATGACTTTATGAGCTTCCTGGTCATTGAGGTTCCGAGAGCATACGTGAAATCCGATGTCGTTATCGCTTCGGTTAATCTTGACATGTGATTACGCCTATCTATATTACCGGATATATTCGGGTCCTCGGGATGGCAGGCTCTGTATGCTTCTTTGAGGCTTGTGAAACCTTTTATATCCTTAAACTTATCAGATACCACAGCTTCATCATCAACCATTCTGTCTATGGCTACCTGTATCTTATCGGCTGATTCTCTTAGTACTTCCACTGACTGTTTCTGCGTTCCGCAGTATTTTATGGTTCCGCTTTCGGTAAGTTTACCAAGAACATCTTTCTCATCCTTGATTGATTCATCAAGGTCTTCTTTCTTGAATATCTTGCCAGAGAAAGATTTGGTAATCTTATCTTTTATCGGCTGCGGAAGGTCAGATGCTATAAGAGATTCTGTCAGGATGGCCCGGCAATTTGTTTTTGCCGTTTCTTCCCGCATTATCTTCATATCTTCTTTGACTTTATCGAGTTCGGCCATCTGCGCCCTGCGGGTCTCTTCATCTTCCTGGACTTTCTTTGCTTCGGCTGTTTTCTTTGCCTCAGCCTGTTTTTTAGCTTCTTCGGTATCCCCGCCCTGTTGCCCATATTTCGGATATCCGTATTTATCGAGTTTTTCTTTCAGGGAAGAAAGCAACTTCATGGCTTCATCTTTCTTATCTCCCTGCAGGAACTCTATGAGTCTGTCTATGGCCGCTGACATGAATGGAGCCTCTTCCGATATCTTCTCTTTCGGAGGGAATTTATCGGATTCTATCAGTGCCTTAATGAAGGAGAATTCCTGTTCCGGTGTTATTTTTTCAGGATTCACGCCTTCAATCAATGCTTCCTTAATTACCTTCACGCGAGCATACAATTCTTTTAACCAGTTCATCTGTTCTTCCTCCTCAATGAAATTTTTGCTTGCCAGAAGCCTCACGAACTGGCCCCCAGCAGCAGGATGTGTGACTAAAGTCACTTCATCAATACTGTTGATTGATTCCACATTCAACATCTTTTCTCCATCAATGGTAACCTCACTTACATCGCCACTACCATCAATAGAAAAACCCAACAGAGAGTGCTTGCCATGTTCCCATGCATCCTTTAATAATTTTCTCAGCCAGTCGGCTGCTTCGGATACATGGAACGTGGCTAAAATACCCTGTTGGGTTTTCCCCTCATCATCTTTAAAGGTTGTGAATCTCGGGTTCTCATACCAACCAACTAGATTCTTTACGCAACCTTCCGGGATGACTTTTCGAGTTTTATCGGGAAGATGGTTGAATATCTTCCCAGTAAACTCATAGGCGTATGCTTTAGCATTATCAAAAAGCTTAACTGCGCCTTTCAATACATCGGCAGGATAGTATTTCTTATTAAGCGATTTGCCCGCTTGAATAAGAACCACTTCCCATTCTTTTCCTTCTTTGTCTTTTTGTTCGACTAGCCTTGCAGACTGGAAGTAAAATTTCACTTAAGCTCCCGATAAATTATAAATTCAATTCAGTTTATCGGAATCTTTTGCTACTTTTGAGTTCTTTTGGAAGAACTCGTTGGCTAATCGATTCTTCGAATTGTTGCCATATTTATAACATATAAAATCCTGCTTGTCAAGAGGTCAAGAAAAATAATTATTTCTTATTCAAAATAAGTTTGTCATTTTTCGTCTCAACTAAAGTATAGGTTGCATCTCTGTATTGAATCTGAATTGGAAATGAACCTTTACTTAAATCAATTGAGTTTGAGAATTCGGACATTCCGGTTGAATCCGCTTCGAAGAATGATTCTGGAGTTAATTTTTCTCCGGGCAACATCCCTTTAGAAAATATCCAGATGTCAGATTTCAAGTCTTCGCGCCGTAATACATAATATCCTTTTAATAATTTTCCTTCAAATTTGAAAGACTTAAATAAATCAGAATCTTCTATTATCTCAACATTTCCTGTGTCTTTGATATCATAAAAAATTGGTAATTCTCGATTCGGGTTACCGAAAGGCACGCCCCCCAATCTTTTATCGGTGCTTTTTGCAGGTACTTCTCCCGCGAATCCCATCCACTTTCTGAAATCTTCTCTGTCCGGTGTTTGAATGTTCAATTGCTTGAAAGTAGCCGGGGTTTCGCTTTGCTTTGTTGGGTCACCATAAAACTCACCTGAAAAATCCCAACGATCAAGTGAATCTTTCCCAGAGTCAATAAGCAATTCAAACCGCGAATCAGTGGCCGGCATTTTACGAACCACATCCTGGCCCTGCCACCAGTGAAATCTTAAAGTAAATTTGGCTTTGGATTCCTGTATTGAATCTTCTTTGATTTCAATAGGGGTATGTTTCAGAATGCCTTGTTCTATCAAGTCATTGAAAGCCATATCAAGTCGTTTCATTTTTTCTGAATCTGAAAATTCCGCTCCCATAGCTTTCTCACTCCACCATTTAAATTCAGGTTTGATTTTATCTTCCCACCAAGGCGGAATTGCCATCTCGCCATCTTTCGGTACATAGTCTCTTTTATTCTTCCTCTGCCTCATAGATAGTATATAGGGTACCTCGTCATCCGTAATCCAGCATTGCCATTGGGTAGCCCCTTTGGGAGGCTTGTCCCATTCCTGGCTTACCCCTATCAAGCGTTCAACAATCCGTTTCTGCTTAAAATGCCCCATGTCCAGGAAGAATTCCCGAAAATAAGGCCTTTGTGCGCCAGGAAATGCCATCCCTTCATCCATCGTGATAAAGACCCCGGGGCCTTCAGATGTAGCCCCAACTGTACCCGGTTCAACCACTACCTCCCGGACATTAATCCATTCCAGTGGCTGCTTTGATTTAGGGAACATAACCACCTTCTGGTTTGGATCCATATCAGGCCGGAACTTGCCATCCTTTAAAAGTACCTGATTCCACTTCCTGCCTTTCTCCAGGGTATCAACTTCTTCGGTTATTAATCCTGCGGGTTCATTGGCTATTGTCTCGCCTTCCAGCCAACCATTCTGTTTGCGCCGGAAGTCCAAATGCACACTCTGGCCACGGAAATGATTGACAAGAATTGCGTAATTCTTGGGATACTGGTCTAAAGGCTTTTTGCCTTCTGCAAGAAACTCTTTGAACTTTGTATTCTTTAATGGTTTGGTTTCATATCTTTCTTCTTCGCTATAAGGCTCTTGAATTTCTCCTTCAAGTACAGATAATACTTCTGTAAGTTGTTTATGTTCTTTAACGTCTGCGCAATCATCAATAGTTTCCCAAGTGGGATGATAGGATTCATAAATAGTTTCTCCTTTAGGTGTGATTGTCTTTTCTTGAAGTACCCTGTTCTTCCTGGATTTTTCTATAACTTCATTTATTGAATCGCTGATTTTAGGTACTGCTTCCAGTGTCTTATCTATATATATATATCTGGGAACCCATGCCGATATTTCTGTGAACCCTTCTTTCTGGTTATTAATCCAGTTGAATGTTTCGCATTCAACTGCTATTAAATCTCCCGGTTCATGCTTTTCGTCTGTATTGAAAGTGCTCCCGACTTTGGCATATTTTATCCCTTTCACTTCAACCATGTTTTTATCCGCAATCTTAAATTCAGCAGGCAGTATCCCGTAATCATAATTATAAACGCCTTCCGTTTTCGTTTCATTGCGCTCTAAAACGGTTCCGTAAATTAAAGCATTGTTATGAAACTTAATCCAGCCGTCTTTTGAATGTCCATCCAGGTAATATATGGAATCCGCTTTCTTGGCAACACATCCTTCACTGGCAATCTGCTTGGAAACAAATTCTGTTTGTTTCTTTAATTCGGCTGGTGTATGAGCAATTAGGTTTGGCACTCTGTTAATATGCAATGCGGTCTGCGGGATGCTCCATGTAGCTTGAGGAATACCAAACTTTTCAAGTGACTTTTGCCGTTCTATTTCAGGCTTTTTATGTAAGTCCTCTCCGCTATGATAAAGCACAGTGAATATATTTGCTACTATCCCCGAATCATCCGGCTCGCCTTTCTCATGGATATAACCGGCTGCTCCTTCCCTGGGGACATGCTTCCCGTCTTTCCAGAGTTCAAGTTCAGCGTCTATTATGTAATCATCGCCATTTATTTTACTTAAGGCATCCACAGTCTTGGGTAATCGTGCTGTTATATTTTCCCCATCCTCGCTCCAAACTTCTATTTTATTCCCATCCCTAAAAATCAGGCTCCTGAGACCATCGTATTTCTTTGAGGTTAATATTCCTGTCTTATAATCCTCCGGCTTAAATAGGGATACAAAAAAATCAATAGTCATCCGGTGATTGGGTTCGGCTGCCCTTGTGGGTTTCATGCCGTTAAAGAACCGGAACATCTTTAGTCTATCCTGCTGTAAACTTTCCTCAGCCTGTTTCTTAACTTCCGGGCTGGCTGCTCTTGGTATTTGTTCGTAGAGTATTTCCGCCACTCCAGGCTCCTCTTTCCCCACATCGATGAACTGCGCATCCTTTACAGGTATCAAAGCAAGATGATATAAAGGAAAGTATCGCCAGTTGGGGCCGGAAGGATTGACGTGCATACAGGGAGTCTCGCCTATTAGTTTCTGCAGAAGCCTTGTAAGTTTAAGCGAATAGTGATACGGAAATTCTTTGTCCTTTATTATTATATCTGCATCATTCGGTACCCTGTCTTTGGCATACAGAGTTGAACCACTCCAACTCACATAATTTGGAGACAGAATAATAGGGCCAATCTCATCTATCTGGTCTTTGGTATCAAGTATAAATCCATCCAGGTATCCTTCGGAGAGCCATGTGGTTGTTTGTTTCAAAGGATAATTAGAAATAAATAATTCAGTATCCTTATGCGAAGTAGCCATATTGAGTGTTCTTCTCACCTCAATGCTTTCTATGTGATACTGCTCAAATACTTTTCTTGCATTTGGTGTATCCGGCAAACTCATTAACCATTTACCTTTGAGATTTTTGACAGCATCTGCTAAATCCTGATTAGTTAAATCGGTTTTAAGTTTACCCTGTTGTTCAGGATAAGGCGGGTCTAAATAAAAAAATGTATCTTTGGAATCATACTCTTTTAACAGTTTCCTGAAATCCTCATTGTATATTGAAACATCCTTTATTCTCTCCGTTACTTTAGGCAGGTGCTCGAACCTCGGTTCAAGAGTTGAAGTCCTGCCAGATACTATTATCTTGGATGGCGCAAAGTTTGTTCTGCCACCACCAAAAGAAAAATGCAGTGTATATATAAATTTATAGAATTGCTCTTCCAGTGTCTTGGGAGCAGATGCTTTGATTTTATTAAAGTATTCCCTGTCGCCGTCTTTTCTATATTTGTTAAGGCCATCGAACTTACCTGCCTGTATGTATTTATAGGCACCACTGATTTCTTTATCTAAATCATTTATGGCTTCCTTCTCACTGGGCTTCTTACAGAACAATACCGCACCGCCTCCTATGAATGGTTCCACATAAACCTTATGGTCTGGAATATATGAACAGATTGTCTTGGCTAAATATTTCTTACCACCAGAACTGCCGAATGCAGGTCTTATTCCTTCCTGTAATTGATTCGCTAAATCATCCAGTTCTTTTATATCATCCGATACAACATTGATTCCACGTTTATCCATTTCATTCCTAAGCAGTATATATATATTTATAATCTCCTCATCCTGCGGGCTTGAACCACGTGATTTGAATATCTCGTTTATGTTTATTAATCTACCAAGTAATTCTTCGTTGGTTTCTTTTGTCATTAATTCTATATCCCAATCGGTGGGGTCATAATCAATTACTTCTTTTTCTTCTTGAATAATTCCCTCCAGTAGTTTATTCACATTATCTGGTATCTCCAGTCCCTGTGATTTCAATGCTTCAAACACCATAAGATAAAGTTCTTTTGCATGAGGAGTCCATGTTTCAGGATGGAATTCCATTTTACCGCGTTTAAGTATTTCCTGTAATATCTTCCCTGTTAAATCCAATATTTGTTTTTCGGTGTACTTGAATTTTCCTGTGTCTTTTAATGTAGCCCACCATCCAGAGACAATTCTCCAGTCGTCTCCAAGAACCGCATCTGATATTCCTTTCGGACTGTAAGTTTCAATGTCTACAATTTCAAGCAGTTGTAAGGCTCGTTCATGAATGTCCATGTGTCCTCCTTAAAAACAGTTATAACAGAATTTGATTATTTCATTGAGTTTATATCCATATCGAATGCCCATAAAAAAATGATATGGAATTAACATAATCTGATACCATTTTTTAAATGACAACCAACACCATATTCTGAACCACCTGTCATTATTTTTGATAATTTTCTTTTCATACAAATAACCGAATATCATTTATTCGAACCTCTTATAATAACATGGAGCTGGCGGGAATCGAACCCGCGTCCATTAAATAAGCTGATTGACATTTATCACAATATCCTGTTTATCTAACAGGCAACTCTTTGGTACTATCCTCATTTTTATTTCAAGGTTCAGGATTCCTCTATCCGGTTAAGTCTGGCCCCATAGTTACATAACCAGAAAATCTATATTTTACTATGGGCTGGTAGCTTACTTAAACTGCTTTAGGCTATTGCTTCGACTCTTCCGAGTCTGGCAAATGCTTCATCAACAATCCTTTCGGCTATTGCTAAAATATTAGTTTTAGCAGTTTTTGTTTGAACGATTTTTTAGGCAGCCCTTCGTTCAACTGCCTGTGAAAGTCAAAGAACAATATCTATCGTCGAGCCCTGTTCAGCCCCGATGCAAACATTTATGCACAGGCACTTTAAGACTCATTGCCTGTTTAATTTTTTTTACTGCTTTATTAAAAGTTAGGTTTTGATATTCTGCAAAATCACATATCAACAAATATAATTTCCATATCTTTCTATCCGAAAGATAATTTAAGGATAATCCAAGCAAATTAAATCTATATCTAATATCTTTTACAACATCGCTTTCCGTATTCCATTTTAGCATTTTCATTGTTCCCAACTCCTCATGAAAGGACGGGTATTACAGTTACAATTCACAGCGTGTTCTGGAGGAAGAGATTCATCTCTTGGATACATGGCTTCAATTCCGTTTCCCATATCGAAAGGTTCGTTCACTTTCCGAATCTGGCCATTAAGAATCAGATGCGATACAAATCCTCTCCCGCCTCCCATGTCTTTATTCCTGGGATTGATTCCCGTTACCCATTCCTTCTCCAGTTCCGGCAAAGTCTTGGCAATCTCTGAATCCTTGGCTTGCCGGGCCACTGAAAACATTCTCCCGATTTCTGTCCGGGCAATAACATCTGAGCGGTTAAGATATCCCGCCCGTTTAGATACTCCCAAGATATCATCTATCTTCCTGGCCGCAGAGAATGCATCCTCGCCTGTCAGGATGCTCCGCCTCAATGTCTTGGTTATATCCCCACGCATCTCATCTGCCAGGTTCTTTATCAAGTCTGCGGTATAGGCTCGCTGGGTAGCAAGGAGTTCATCGGATATCCCAGCGAATCTATAAGCAATCTCTGTTCTCCTTAATATATCCGGTGTAAGATTCTGCCCTGCTTCGAAGGACTTCCCCTGCGCCCCGGTAACGGCATCCCGCATCTGGCTT